CGTCTGTGTACAGTCTGGCGGCATGCTGATAGTCTTTGAGATGATCTCCGCCTAATAATTGATTTAGAAAATTAGAACGCCAGTTTGCCATTTGTAATATTTATGGCATCAAAAAACAGGTGTGTTAAAATTAAATACCGCCGCCTGTAGCTGCTGTTGACACTGTTCTTGCCACTGCTGAACCTATGCCTGTGCCTCTTGGTGTTTGGATCGCATTGTCATATCTGATTGACATTGTGATCTGAACAGGGTCAGAAGTTGCATAAGCCAGTGTGCCATACTGAACGTTGTCTAAGTAAGCACCATACAGTTCAAAAGTATCTAGGGTGTTTGGTGTGTTAGCACCATTACCACCATCGAGAATTTCAATTCTTGCTGTGAACTTGTAGTCTGAACCTGATGCCGCAGAAGACTGCTCGAAGAAATCAAACTGTTTCTGTAACTGTTCGCCAGTTAGTTTGGAAACTTCATTGTTGACATCATCTCTCACATTGAGTGTGATAGGATCCCATGTGTGTTTGCCTGCCATGTACACTCTTGAATTGTATGCTTCAAGTGTGATTTGATCAAATGTGATGTTTGGTCTTGTCACGTCAACAACCTGTTTGGTTAGTTCTGATCTAGGAGTTGAAATACCAAAGTTTTCAAGTATCACTCTGAAGCGATACTGTAGTTTTGGCATCAGCAAGCCTTGTGATGCTGATGATTGATCACTCGCTAGTGGTACTGTAAATTTTGATAGTGTTGATACTGCCATTTGTTTTGTCTCCTAGTATGAATATTTACTATTCACGTTTTCCTTTTTGCTGTTGCACCTTTAAAGGTTATACACCTGAAGTTGCAATTTCTCCTGTGTTCTTAAGTCTCACTGGTATGTAGATGAACTCAACTGCTTTGACTGGTTCAATTGCGATATCAACATACAGTTCGTTTCTGTCAATTCTTGCGGCTGTGTTGTTGGATTCATCACACACCACAGCAAAGTCGTTTAGAGCTCTCTGTGCTGTGAGTTCAAGCATGAATGACTCAACTGCTTGTTTGATTTCGTTTCTTGTCAGTGCATCGTTGGGTTCAAAGATGAACGGTCTAGCAATCTTATCCAAGTTTAATCTCACATAAGCCACTAGTCTTGCAACATTCACTCTGTCAAGTGCTGATGCTGTGAGTTGTCTGGTCTTTTGTCCAAAACATACTAATCCTGCACCTGTCACAAATGATATTGGGTTGACGTTAACAGAGTACAATGAATCTCTCAAACCTTCTGCCACTGCTGTGGTTTCAAATTCACCTTCTGAGTTGATGTAACCCACTGATGATGCATTGTCAATCACACCACGTCTCACACCTGCTGGTGCAAACCATGGAAACGCAACCTGATCGTTGTAAGCAATGGTTCTCAACATCATGTGTGATGCTGGTACTGCCACTGATTCGCCTGCCAGTGATGTTGTGAATCCTGATGGATAGTACACACCTGTGAATGAGTTGGATGACACTAAGCCATCTTCACCATTGTCAGCTGCGCCTGCTGTGTTGTTTGCCCAGTTTGTGACATCAGTTGATGTTGGTGCCAATCTGAACGGAGCATCACCAACCACAAATGCAGTTTCTTTTCTGTCTGCATTGAGTGTTTCAAGGTTTGCAATCAGTTCTGGATATCCTGGAGCTGCCAGTAGATTGAATTCTCTCTGCTCTTCTCTCAGTTCTGTTGTTGCTTCAACAGTTGATTTAAGTGCTTCAACAATCACATTTCTCTGTGCTTTTCTGCCCATGTAAGGTGAACCATCTGCTTTGAGTCCTGACACAGTCACCCATGCATCTGTTTCTGATGGCAGTGTTGGATATGTCACTGTGCTTGGGAAGTTGGTTCTTGTGAACCATTTCTTTCTGAACTCTTTGACGTTGTAACCCGATCTTCTCAAGTTGAATCCAAGCATACCTTTTGGATATAATGCTGGATCTGGCTTGTCTATGTCTGTGTATGTTGAAGTCAACAAGTCTGTGATGATTGTTTCTTCTGACACAACATCTTTGGTGCCGTTGTTGTGATATCTAAAGTCTGCAAACAGAATACCATCTTGTGATGTTTGGTCTGTGTTGTCAATCAGCACCCATTCTTGACCTGATGATTGTGATGAATCGTATCTGTAAATCACAGGATAGTTTTCTAGATCTGATGTGTCTAACCATAGATCACCGTTGACCAAAGCTGTGCCATCTGTCTGTGTTGTAGGCTCAGTTGCTGAAATGATTGGACCATTTGGATCTGTGTTGCCAAGATTGAATCCTCTTGCATCTGAAGCCACATTTTGATATCCAGTCCAGGCTGAGCCATCGTGGATAAGAATGTCAACTTCGCCAACTGTAGTGTTGTACCATTTCTGGTTGTTTGCTGGATCTTTGGTTGGCTCATTCACACTTTGAATTGCTGTGAATGATGTTCCTGTGTCTGGTGTGTTTTCAACAGGTGTCCAATTTGATGCCAAGAATGCAAATGTTCTGTTGGCTTCTGTTTGATCTGCTGTGGATGAAAAGTCATCCTTGTCACCAGCTGGTGCAACATATAGGTTTGCAATTTTTTCTTGTGTGAGATCTGAGTTGCCGCCGTATGCGTTTGCGTATGTGGCATTGAAACCCAAGTCTGACATTGCTGTACCATTCACATCTGAGAAGTAAATGTTTCCGCCCAGTGCATGTGTGAGTGTGATTCTTTTTGATGTTGCATCATAAGAAGCAGAAATGTGTTGGAATCCTGCCGCCGCAATTGCTGTGACAAAATCGTCTGCATCTGTACCACCAAGTGTTACAGTTTTAGTTTCTAACAAGTTAGCAGATGTTGTGGCTGTACCTGAACCAATTTGTGATTCTGCCATTCTGATTGTGTCGCCTGAACCAACTGCATTTGTCTTGTCTGCAATCTTATTGGAAACAATCTGTGTGGTTGAACCTGTGCCGACTGCTCTGCGGAATGCCACATAGTCAATCACTTCACCTGAATCTTGTGTGGAGTCATCCCATTCAGATTCGCCAATGTTGACTTGGACAAACACATCGTTGGTTGTGAGGTTGATACCGCCACCTGTTCTGTCCAATTGCTGTAGTGCTTGCTCCTGTGTTTTGTACACAGGTGCTTCCACAGTTTCAAATTGTCCTGCTGTTGAAGAATATTTCTTCAATGAAATTGATGCACCACCATTTGGTTGAGTGGTTTGAATCCAAACAGAACCAGTTGGTCTTGGTGTTGAATCTGATGTTCTAAATCCATGATCTTCTGTGTGTCCACCAATGAATACTTTTGGAATATAGTATCTGCCTGTGGTGATGCCAACATCAGCAAATGCTGTGCCTGTGACATCTTCAAGGATGATGGATGAAACCACTGCGGCTGTGGATGAGTCATCGCCAGTTGCTGTTGGGATTGCAAAAATTTCTAATTTGCCGTCCACAGCTGATGCTGCCACGCCTACTGCTGATCCTGTGATGGCCGCTGCCATTGTTGTGACAGTTGTACCAAGTGTTGTAATTTCTTGTCCATTGATTTTGATCACATCAGCATTGGTCACTGTTGGGTTTGTCACAGTGCCTCTCACAGTTGGATGTGCAGATGACCACGAAGCATCTTTGGTTTCTGATGAAGCTGAACCAACTTGTACCCATGTGTTTGAACGAGTTTTGTAGTATAACCTGTTGAATGGATTTGTGGCCACCACAGCATAGTCGCCAATTGAACCTTTGGTTGTCTTGGGTGCGTTGCCTGTGACATCATCTGTGGATGTGATGTAGATTGGTGATTTCACAGTGAATGATTGTGTGGATTCACTCCATTCTTTGATGCCCCATGATGATGAAGCAAGATCCAGCCAGTAAAAACCATCATTGGGTGTGCCACCAGGTGCATCCGCTGATCCTGTTAGTTCTGCTGTGTCAATGTTTGCTCTGATCACAAAGGCTCTGTTTGCGATGCCCAAGAAGGAGTAAGCGGCTTGGAGACCGTATTCATTCAACTCATAACCTTGGATTGGTGTGCCCGATGCATCTGTGTAGAATGTGGGGGTACCAAATGTTTGAGTCAATTCTCTCTGTGATGAAACTAGAAAAATTTGATTTGCGTTTGTTGACAGGGTGCCTGCGGCAGTGCCTGTGCCTGTGCCTGATGTTTTGTTTTGGGCAGTGGCGACCACTACTAGTGGTACTGCTCCTGGGATACCGGGCACATAGAATGATTCATCTACTACGGTAACCTCTACTCCTGGTGATATTAAAGCCATTTGTCTTTTACTCCTTGTTGCAAATATTTACCACTCATGGGCTGATTATTACAATCATTTTAAAGAGCGTCAAAAAGGTACGCATAAATATGTGCGTGCTTAATGGAAACGGAAACAAGCGACCACTGTGTCAAGAATGCAACAGCAAGCCAGCTGCCTACAACTATCGTCGTGGCGACAAAGTGTACTACAGAAAGAAATGCGATTCCTGTATAAGAAGTTCCAACACTTCCGCCATCACAACACCTGCATGGCAACGAGCAGGTTATTCAAAAAAGAAGTCATGTGAAATGTGCGGTTTCACAGCACAGCATCCCTATCAGTTGGACGTATATTATGTTGATGCCAACATGAACAACAACAATCAATCCAATCTCAAAACTGTGTGTGCTAACTGCAACAGATTGATGCATGCCAAAAAGTCAGGCTGGCGTCAAGGCGATCTCACTGCTGACTATTAATAATTGTCTTTATGTTTTGCTGTAACACTTGAACTGTGTCATCATTTGCTATTGTGTGATCAAAATCTGAGTTTGCCCATGCCCATTCAGACGGGTGAGTATCTTTGGGTTCAACACCATGATATTTGTAGTGATCAAACCACAGTGGATTTTCACCTCTCTTCACACACCACACAGAACCACCCACGGATTTGATCATATCAACTTCGTTGGGGAAACGAGTGTCTGGAATCACCCAATTGGTTGTGGGATTTTCTTGGATTTTCTTTTTGACCAAACTCACCCATATGCCATCATAAAATCCTTGACGCATGCATTCTGTGCCAAACACCTGGAGCACATATCTGGGTGTGATGTCTCGGCCTAATTCTTGTGACCAAAATGTATCAGGACGTTCCCGCCATGCTCTTGACTGTGGGGTCACACCCTCCAGCATTGGTCTGGGCCATTCAAACATTTCTGCCACAGCATCTTTGAGTTTGTCTGCA